GGTGGGACAACGTCCACGGCCCGCCCCGAAAGGGCGGGCCGCTTGGACACACACCTGCACGGATACCAAGCGCACAGTGTTCAACACTCTAGGGGTCAGGCGTATGTTGGCGCAACCCCACCGCCCATGACGAGGATCATGATCGCCCGCAGGATCGGTTGAGACTGCACAACCGCCGAGGTTTGTATCAGGTCACCAACCTTCCACAACACGGCGAACGTGAACACGGTCGCTTGCAGCGGGGTCAACGTGAAGTCGCCAACAAACCCGTTGACAAAATCGAGGAACCCGAGCGCCCATTCCTGAGTGAGCAGAACAGCCCACCCTGCCTGCACCGCGGTACGCACCGCGCCACGAATCTTCATGCGGTCAATGTTGCCAGACACCCAACCGATGAGGTTGAGAGCTACTTCTTGTGCGGTCGCCATAAGCAACCTCCTTCTAGGGATAGACCTACTTAGGTTACGCCCCGATCACCTCAAGACCGAACCAATCTGAACCGTCCGTACAAAACGTCAATGTCCCAGGCGGAGATTCCAACCCAGATTTCTCCGTGAAATAGGCCGACCCGCCATCCAAAGACGGAGACTGCATCCACGTCCGCGGGCCTTCCTGATTGATGACCGTGTGGTGATAGTGGCCCGTCAACAGAATATCAGCATCGCCGATGGGGCGACGACCCTTCATCTGCCCCGCCCACCATTTGATCTGGTCCTTACCTGAGGCTTGATGCCCATGCGCCAGCCCAATAATCAGATTGTCGTGAGCGTACGTCAGTGTCAGGTCTTGCTCAGGTATCTGCCACTTGTAGTTGTGGAACCGCTCAGGGTTCCCGGCCATGATGTCGGCACAATCCTCGAACACGGCCACGTCATAATTGTCGGCCGGGTCAGTGTCGGCACCATCATTCCCACGGTTCTCGCCATGATTCCCACCAACACAATGAACGTGTACCTCTGGGGCGAACCGACCCCACCGGTCCAACAACTCAAAGATCGCCCGTCGCACAAACCGTCTTTGCGTCCGCAGGTTCGAGTCAATCTGGAAGAACTGCCCGGTGTAGAACCCGCGACAGTTCTCAACCAAATCACCCAGACCGTTCACATGCAGCACCGCAGGATCAACTTTGAGACGTTTCAACTCCTTCCACCGTGACTCCACCTCAGCCCCCAGGTTCTCCACCCGCTGCCCCAAGGTTTCGATCCCACCGCCATCACCTTTCCCTGCTTGCCAATCTGCGAGATTGATGTGTAAGTGCGTCCCCGTCATCGACGCCTGTCGTGGGCGTGGCTTCCGTTTCCTTATCGCTTTCTCAAGTTCTTTCAGATCGGCCAGCCGTGCCGACGAGGTGCGTTCCACGATTGTGAGCGCATACCAGTACAACGGTTCGTCTGCCCCAACCATCGTCCACGTCTTGAACTTCACCGGGGGGACAACCATGTGTGTTTCAGGATCGAACGGTGTGTGTAACCGGATCACGTCGTCCCACGCTGACGGCTCAGCCATTAGAGGGGTGTGAAGAATCCCTTTATTCCCATCCCAGTCAAGCGCACCGGGGGTGTGCCCTGCCGGTGGTTTCATTGCATTCGGTTGTTGGTACGGGTTGTTCGCTTTGTCAGCCAGCGACATCTAACCACTCCTCATTCGGGCAATGAGTACATTGACCGGCACGGCACGGCTGAACTTGTTTCGTCTTGACATCATGCCCCTCTTCGATCAATGCTCGCGAAATGTCGATTGTCGTCCAACCCGAACCAGGGGCGAGCATGACGACCAACGCTGCCCGTTCCTCTGGGTCAAGGGAAGCAAGGAGAGCTGACATAGCGCACGCTCTCCCGCCGCCTCGTCTGGGTGGCGGCTTCCTAGCTCTATCTGCCAATGTCATAGAACATCTAAGGGTAGACGTGGATTGCTACGCGAACCCTCATTCGTCGATCGGGACGTCTTTAGTGAGAGGACCGGACCAGTCCACACGACCGAACCAATGTCGCCATGAGCGCTCGAAACGGAACCGTTGCCGCCAGAACCACACCGTCACCTAAATGTTCTCCTCGCCGCTTTCCCAAACAGATGGAACGTGATCCCTGCCCACACACCGATCACCAATGGGGACCGGACGTTATGGTCGAGAGCACGATCGAACGCTTCGGACAGGGTGTCTTTCTTTGACAGTGTCGCGAACACGTCGTAGGCAAAAATGTATGCGGCAAGCCCAACCCATGCCTTGTCCCCATCACTCATTATTAGTCCAATCCATAGACGGTGGCATGACCTTCGCTGAGCAGCATGTCATTGAGGCAATCTGAACCGGAAATGTCGAACAGTCTCCCAAGTGTTCTCCCATACTTCCCCGTCGAAAAGTTGGTTGAGTGCAGGATGACAATGCCGCCATACCCCTCGACCCAATTCTCTACGAATGCTTTCGCTCGCAGACCCTTCGCCTTTTCCACCGCATCTCGGGTACGTGACTCGTAGGCATCAATACCGGCAAGCCTCACCCGCTCCTTGAGCCACACATCAAACCCGAGATCAATAATCAGATCCACCGTGTCCCCATCAACGACACGATGAACTCTTGCTCGCCTGAAATAACGATCACCCGTCATCGCCTACCCCCTCGCTGGGGCTGATTGTAAACGTCGCCACACTTGTCCACTTGTATTCGAGCCAACGCTCCTGATCGGTGGGGACAGCATGACCGACAATCCTGTAGTCATACGAGCCGACAAGATCACGGACACCATCAGGGATCGGCCAGACATGATTGACGTATGGCCTTATACATCCAGCCGGGTACACAATATCCGTATCAAGAATCACAAAATCAGGCTCACCGGGCGTCACCGCATCCCATGTCACTGTGACGCGATAAGCGATCGGTTGCGCTACCCCATGTTCGGAGTCTGCTGAGATATTGCAAACTTGCCCTGACACGGCGACATCAAGTTTGTCAAGGGGGATTGGTTCGCCGGTCGGATGCTGGGATGGCCGGTCGCATCCGATGGACTCAGAATGCGGCGTATCCCAGATCACGTCTTCAGGTGCCACAACATCAAGCACAACGCCGGGAACGAATGTGCCGGGGTCACACACTTCAACAAACAATCCGTGCTGAGGAAGGACTGGCCGGTCGTCGCTGTCGAACGCAGTTATGAATATCAGCCCGACAACTCCGATCCCGATAAACACGAGTGCAGCAATCAACAGCCACTGGTAACGCCTCGTGCGGACAGGGTCATAAAACAACTGATCGAACCACGTCGGATCAATCTCACCGTTGGGCAGATTAGGGGTCTGTCGCACGGAACACCTCCAACGCGTGCAGCCGACCATCCTGCCGACGTTGATGGGACTCAACGGTTGGTTTCCACACCGTCACAGCACGGACGTGTTCCTCCAGCGTCGCTATCCGGTCAACAATCGCTGCGTCGCCCTGTTCGATCTTGTGCGACAGACCATCAAGCCGCTGCGGGATTGTTCCGATTGCCTGACCGACCGGCGAGTTCGGATCAAAGTGTTGATTGTTGTAGGACAACTTCCGCAGTACCCCCCACAGGAACCCGATCACCGGTGTCGAAGCACCGAACACAGCGAGAGCTGTAGCCGCCCAGACCGGCATCCCTCATCGTCCCCCGACATTGAATACACCGCCATCACCGGCAGCATGTAGGACAAGTTGTCCCGCTCCCGACTTGGAAAGTATGCGTTCCGCCGACGTGATGGGGCTATCTAATTTCCCGCCGAACGAACGATAGAAATCAGCGTGACCACCAGGATACGGGGCGTTACCGAACGACAGCACACCACCGTCGGAGGTGACAAGCCAATAGCCGTTCGGGCCGTAGCTGATGATGTCCACCACCGGAGCGGCCAGATCTAGCCCTGACGTATACGCATCTCCCTGATGACTCGCCCCGTTGCGGGCCACCACCAGGCCCGCCGCTGTGACCGTCAAACTCGGCCACGGCATTCCCGGTTCTTGGTTGGTGTTCGTCACAGCGCACTGAGCGACCACTGCCCCGTGGGTCGGGTTCGGAGTGAGAAGGTCGCCGCCCTTGAATACGCTCATCACATAGTCAAACGTCAGTTGATCGGCAGCGACCTTCGTCAACTCGATATGAAGATGATCGGCGTGATCCCCCGCCGCTTTGTTGCCGTACCGCCGCCACTTCACCCACGGATCGGGTCGCAATAGAGTCGTCGTCCCGCCCGTCTGTTTCGAGTCATAAATGATGTATTGCACACCGAGAGCGAGATGGTGATCCGCAAGCGTGTTAGCAAGCGCCCACCCATTATCATCACCAGGGACCGGGGGGTAGCAATCAACACCGCGCCCCGATCCGTGGCTGGATAAACGAGTAGCAGATCCACGGATCGGTCTGCAATAACTTCCCCATCCCCACGGGAACTTCATCTTCGGGAAGAAGGCGAGAATGGCACGGGCGAACGCGTCAGTCCCAGGAAGCGGCGGGCCGACAGTCCCTGCCGCCCCCGTGCAGTCCGATGGGTAGGAGCCGTGCCCGTCGTAGATATGTTCGGTCAGAGGGAGTCCCATGCGTCTATAGGGTACGCAACAATGGTGTCCTCCGCAGGAGATGGCCTACCGCAGTGTGTCGGTGATCTGCAAGAGTTCCCAGTCATCGTTCGAGATCGGCGGTTCATCCGCCCCATGATCGAGGTGCCCAGCGAAATGTGCTCCGCAGTCCAAACGCCGAGATGTCTCCATCGTGTTGATGAACTCGCTGACCGTCGCTGAAACGCCGGTCCATTCCTGCATCAAAATCCCCGGCTTATGGGATTCCTCCTGAAGCCAGTGGATGATCTTGCGGCACACATCGTCCACTCGGAGCCAGGAACGCACCTGCGAGCCGTCGCCGTGAACCTTCAACGGCTCCCCTGTCACATGCGACCACAGCATCTCCCCATACAGCGATGGGCGGGTTTGCCCTGGCCCGAACACGTTGTTGAACCGGGCGCATGTCGTGTGATGGTTCTTCACTGAATCCAAGATCATGTCTTCCTGGCATATCTTCCTCCACGCATACCCGAACGGTTCGGCCTCGGTGATGCGATGGGCAGCAGCAATGGATGACGCGTGGAATACGGGACAACCAGTCTTGTCGGCGTACACAGTCACGAACCCGGCGAGGTCTTCGTCGAGCATCGTCTTCTCTTTCGACACGCCGTGGAGGGTCGCCCCGAGGTTGACGATCTTGTCGGCGCGGATGAGATCCAAATCACGGCAGGTGACGGGATGATCGGTACGCGTATCCCACCCGATCAACTCGAACTCTTGTTCCCAGGATGGAGTCTCATCTTCAATGAGGGAACGCAGATGGGTTCCGATGAACCCGAGGTGGCCGGTAATCAGAACTCTCATGCCTCAAGTGTCACACAGGAGGGGGTCCAGCTTTGTTGTTCTTCTTGCAGGCTCTACACCGCAACATCCAGGGTGGGGTCAAATATCCGGCCAACCGTCTGTCGCAATGCCAGCAGCGTGGACACATGTCAGTGACAGGACCGCCACCGCCATAGAAATCCGCACCGGTTGACGATCCCATGACCATAGTCATGTTGAGGTGGACGGGATCACCGTCGCTTGTAACGTGAACGTCCAAATCTGGCGTCCGTTGTTGTCCCGATTCATGATCGCTGGGGAACCGAAAGTTTCCAACGTCATTGGCCCTTCCGACCCGCCTGACACTGTCGAGTTCGGCGGATATGACTCCACAAGGTTCCACACGTTGTCAATCAGCCCACGCGATGGCCGCGGATCGGGTTCCGCCCCGGCACCATGAGTTGACCGACAGAGCACGCGGACCACGTTCTTCTGAAACGCTGGTAAACCCCCTGCCGATGGTACGAACTTCCCGATCGGGGGGAGCGATAATTCTTCGACCAACGCGACGATTGGCAGCGTTCCCGACACATGCGAGTTTCCCGTTGAAACTGGGAGGATGTGCCCGAACAGAGTCACACCCTTCGTAAGCCGCGTCGAACCGGCAGATAGATACGTCCCCAAATCATCTACAACACTCATGACGACATCAACACCGTTCCGAGGTCAACGATGTTCATTTTCTTACATCGCCAACATTTGATCTCTACACGACCGATCCCGGTCGATGCCATACACAGTAGCGCCGGGTTGTGTCCACGAAAATTGCGTGCATGAATACAATCAGGGTTGATACATCGGATGCGTCTCACTTAACGTGCCTCGACAACACCGCTAAAGCGGCAGCCGTCATCCTCTGCGGATAGACAGAACGGCCATGCGCTTCCACCGGGTCTTTCAAGAACCTGGACTTGCCGCCACCAGGATGAGCATAGTCATCGCGTTCGTGTTGAATCTTCGCGTAATCGTATCCGCGGCCAGCGTCCTTCACAGACGGACCACCGTACGAGATCAACACTTCCATCGTTCGGCTATCTGGGAACGTCAATGGTGACACTTGACCAGACATCACAAGGTCGTGATCTTCGATCGGGACTTCGGCTTGGGTGTGGAGCAGCATCTCACGGCTCTCCTTGACCATCTCGTCCCCCAACTTGCGGACCGTCTCTTTGATGATCCTGTCAAGCTTCGCCTGCGACTCGACCACTCCCGTAACTTGCACTCGAACAGTCATGCCCCCGCGCCCCAGCGTTTGCCCGTGCGGATGCGACTGATCTGTGCCGGAGACACTCCATATTCCACAGCCGCGTCCTTCCCTGAAACGGAACGGTCCTCTCTGATGATACGCACATCAGCCTCCGACAACTTGGACCGACCATGCCGCTCTCGGCTGGCTACCTGCCCCCGTTCTCTGGCATCACGAGCATTGTCGAACAGCGAGCCTTCATATAAATGAGCTGGATTGAAACATGGTTTGTTGTCGCAGAGATGCAAGACATGAAGACCGGGACGAATATCTCTGCCAAGGGCCAACCCGAACGACACTCGATGTGTGTAGACCTTCTGGTCACCGTCCCAAACGTGGCCATACCCCGATGGGAGTCTGGTGTGTGGCCATTCCCAACAACCAGTAGTTCGATCTCTGGTCGCCACTTGGTCTTGAATCCAATTCATCTGCGTGTACATCTCCACATCGTATCGCGGAATTACCACGTCCGCTGACCTGGAGGATTACCCTGATCAGTTTCCTTGGCGATACCCGAACACGACTCGGGCGTGGTGTTGTCCGTCTTCGTCCCACGGGAACTCGATGGATAGGATTGCCGGTTCGGTGCCGTCAGATAAGGTGATCTTTGATTCGGCTGAGAATGTTGACGTGGTGTCAATAACCAGTTTTCCGGTTTGGGTGATGTGCCCGCCGTCGGCTAGGCGAAACTGGTCGCGTTTCGAGTCATACCTACATCGGTATGTGGAGCCGCCACCCGTCGACCACTCGGTGATCCCATAGTACGAAGGCGCGGTCGACAACGATGTGGGTTCCCTGACAACACAAGTGTCGGGCATCAGCGTCAGTAACGCACGATGGATCGCCACTAGCCACCAACTCGTGTGGAGCTACTGGTCAGATACGAATAGCCATCACCTTGCTGTGTGACTTCAGGATTGTCGAACTGCCCACGATTGAACGCAGGCGACGGAACATCCGTGTCGGTGCGGCGGGATTCTTTGTCAGAGATCGACACGCCGCCAGCGAAAACACCCATCCGAGAACCTACCCGGCGTTTCCTAAGTGCCGACGCCAGCTTCTGATATTGCTCCGATCGCTGCCTCGCCTTGATGACAAGATCGTCGACTTCCTTATCAATAAGACGGCCTCCCACGGAAATCGCCTCACACGCTTGCGCGGCTGCTTCATTCGTGGTCCCGGCTGTCGTGACAAGATAGTCAATCTCCTCGTCCCCTAGAAGCTGATCTGTCGTGTCGGTATCACCGATCAGGAACCTGACGGCATCTTTCGGCGACGCCCCAGGATCACCGCTGTACGTCCAATTCACTCCGGTCACAATTGCCATCAGGTACTCACCGCCACAGTGCGAACAGCGAACCGTCCGCTAGTCGAAGAAGTCACAGTCCCAGTGGACTCAAATCGCCACCTGTAATCACCGGCCTCAGTTGTTGTGATGTCCATCGTGTAGACACCGGCCGTGGACGAAGCGAATCCGGTATCGCCGGTGCTGTATGCGGCCACGGCACCGGCGGGGGTTTTCACCAGGAACCGGCAATCCGAACCGGTTGATATACCGGAAGTCGGGTGGGTGACAGTGATCTGTATTTGTTGGACATCGCCTACCGAGCGTGCGGTTGTGTTGGTCGGCATGTAATCAAGTTACCTCTGATGTGCCTACCAGCGTGGACCCTGTGTGGACGACGCCACCCACGAGGGATTCTGAACTGACTGACCCCCCTTGAGTCACAACAGTCGATGTCGCGGACCCATAGGGACCGGCTGTCACCACAACCGTGCCAATCACTGCCGCAACATACGAGGGGTCGTCGGCTGGCGGTATAAACGCCACAGCCATTGTCTTGATGCCAACAGCCAACGCAAGAACCGACAGAGCTATCTGATAATCGACTTGGAGATTGTTGATGGTCGGAGCGGCCGAGAGTGCCTGTAGCTCAACCCGATAATCCACCGTCGGGCTGTGAATTGTTTCCGCCACCGAAACGGTCTGCAACCCAGAGATCTGTCCTGCTGTAACCGTCGGCTGATTGATGGATATCGTTAGCGCCGCGGCTGCAAGCCCGACGGTTACAGCGCCTGTAGTGACAGTCGGGCCCAGAATCGTGGGAGCCGCCGTAAGCGAGTCCAGCCCCACATAGGTGTCTGTGGTGACTGCCGGTTCCCTGATCCCCACAGACACGCTCAGGGCGTCTAGGGCGATTGTGACGCCTGCCCCTGGGTTCGGGATCACTACCGATACCGGTAGGGTTTCCAGCGCTACAGCCACTGCCCCCGGCGCGACTGTTGGCTGACGAATGACCGGTGGGATGGCGACAGCGTCGAGAGCGACTGTGTACCCAACCGCGAGCGACAGGACCGCTGGTGCGGCCGACAGGGTGGCGAGTTCGACCGTGTAGCCGACAGTTGGTTGAAGGATGGAAGGTGCAACAGAAAGGCTGTCCAGTTGGACCTCGTAGGCGAGATCCAAGTTTTGTATTGTCTCCGTGACCGAGAGAACTTCGAGTCCGACCGTGGCTGCATCGACGCTGACTGTTGGCTGGAGGACCGTTTCAACAATCGAAAGCGTTTCGAGAGCGACGGTTACAGACCCGACGCTGATGGTCATCTCGCTGACAGTCGGGGGGACGGTCAGTGTTTCAAGGCTGACCGATGTGACTGTCGTGACTGTCGGGTCGTAGATCGTTTCAGCGACCGACAGAACATCCAGTGCGACGGTCTGGGCGACAGCAGCACTGGCCGGGGTAACGGGGATCGATAGCGAATCCATCGCTACCGTGATCGCACCTGTGGCGATTGTGGGTTGAAGGATTGTCGGCGCTATGGCGAGTGGTGTGTCGAATGTGACGGTCGCTACAGCGGTGACGGTGAGGTTGTTGATTGTTGGTGCGACTGCCAGTGGGGTGTCAAACCCAATCGTTACGGCACCGGGGGTGACTGTCGGTTGGAGGATTGTTGGTGGGGATGAGAGGGCTTCCAACGCGACGGTGACGGCACCCGTCGTGACGGTCAGGTCGAGAATTGTCGGTGGCGATGAGAGGGCTTCCAACGCGATGGTGGATGCGCCTGTTGAAACCGTCAGATCGTTGATCGTTGGGGCGACGGGCAAGACGTTCAACGCGACCGTGTAGGTGACATCGAACGGCAAGATTGTTTCGGCGATGGAAAGGCTGTCCAAGCCGACGAGCGATTCGGCTACGACCGTGAACTCGTTGATCGTTGGGGCGACTGTCAACGCATCCAGAGCGACGGCATATCCGACGGTTAGCTGGTTGATGGTGGGGGCAACGGCGAGTGGCGTGTCGAACGCTACCGAGGTGACTGTCGTGACAGTTGGCTGAAGGATCGTCGGAGCTACTGCGAGCGTGTTCAGCGCCGCTGTTTGGGCGACTGCCGCTGATGCTGGGGTAACGGGGATCGACAGCGAATCCAAAGCCACCGTGACGGCACCGATAGTGACCGTCGGCTGAAGGATCGTTGGGGCAACGGCGAGCGTGTCGAGAGCTACCGTGACAGCGCCTGGAACAATCGTTGTCTGAAGGATCGTCGGCGCTACAGCGAGCGTGTCGAGAGCGACCGTGACGGCACCGGGGGCGACCGTGAAGTTCGGGATTATCGGCCCACCAACCGAGTAGACCTCCATCGCTACAGTGACCGCTCCCACAGCGACTGACGGCTGAAGGATTGTGGGAGCGACAGACAGCGGCGTGTCGAAAGCGACGGTGACCGCCTTCGGGGTGACTGTCAGGTCGTTGATCGTTTCAGGGACAGTGAGAGCGTTTAGAGCGACGGTGTAATCGACGGCTGCGGCGGCTGGCGTGACCGGTACAGACAGCGAATCCATTGCCACCGTGACGACACCGGGAGCGACCGTCAACTGGTTGATTGTTGGAGCAACAGCGAGCGGCGAGTCGAACGCAACTGGGGTGCTCCCCGTCACGGTCGGTTCGTTGATCGTGACTGTCAGAGCGAGCGCTGGTCCAGTGAAGTCACCCTCGTACAGCGACAGGATGTCAGCGTCCGAGGCTGTCGTCTCGATGACGACCATGTCGGAGTATTCGGCTGTGAACGATGCGTCCCCACCAGCCCCGAGGTAGTAGTTGTTGATTTTCCAGTCGTCCGCTGCGTCGTTAACCGCGTTGGTCAAAGTCCCCGAGGCGACTTCCACACCGGACACAAATAGTTCGGCAAGTTTCGTTGCGGCCGTGTATCGGACGGCGACGTGCTGCCAGCCGAGGTTGTCTAGCGACGAACCGAAGTCGTATTCGACGGCCTGCGACGCACCGTCGAGTCCAGATGTGAAGTACAGCGCTTGCGTGATCGGCCCGTCGGATGGTGATCCGAGCCAGAACCGGAATCCGGTCGAACCGAACGTACCGGTCGAAATCATCAGGATGTCGGGATCGTCGGAGTCAGTCGTGTCGGCGGCGAGGGCCGTCACGTTGACCCATGTCGCCAACGTCATATCCGCTGCGTCAGACGCAGGAGTGTTCGCGTCTGCGACTGTCAGGACTTTGCCGCTACTGAGTTCGATTGCCAGTGACGAAGCCTGACTACCGTATGGACCTTCGGCTTGGTATGTCGGCGTACCGAAGATTGATGTCACCGGGTTCGAGTTCGTGGACGAGTCCGCAGGGTTACCGGATGCGTCGTCGAACTTGAACCAGTTGTGAAGGTTCGTTGAACCGATCACAGCGAGCGGGTCGGTGCGTCCCGAACCAATGCCGACGGTCTGACTTGCGGGAGTATTCGTGACCGTCGGGTTCAGGATTGTCGGGGCGACAGACAGCGGTGTATCAAGCCCGACGGTCTGGGCTTCCGCCGCGTCGAGGGTGGTGAGGTCGAGCACCTGGATGCCGAGGAAGTGCCGGTTGCTGCCGGTCCCCGCATACACGCCCATGTCGACGTTCGAGCTGTTCGCGCGGTCGCGGGTTTCGAGTGTCAGGTCGGCGGCGCTGGCGAGGTCGGTGGCTGCGGCCGCCATGTACGACGAATGGAAGCAGTCATCGTTGCTCTGTGCGCCTCTGTTGTACGCGCCTCCCCAGCCCCACGTCAGGTTCGTGCCGTTCGCTGCGAACGTCGACGCCGGAACCTTCCGGGTGGCGCTGCTGCCCGAGTCGCGGTCCCAGTTGAGCCAGCCGATGGCGAGAACGGACAGGCTGCCGCCCGAGTCGTTCTGCACGCCGTCGTTCGTACCGTCCAGCGACAACCGAGAGTTGCCGTCAGCGCGGTAAGTCGATGACAGCGGCGACTTGTACCACGTCGTCGTCCCAGCAAGGTCCGTTGTCTGCGAGTCGGTCGCTCCGTTGTCGACGTGAATCCACTCGGCCGAGGCGGGCAGTTCGATGATCTGCAACGACGCCCGCTGGCAGTTCAGCGTCCCGCCGTCGGTGCCTTCCTGCTCCTGTGTCGCCTCGACGTAGAGCGTTTCGGTGGCGCCGCCTGTCTCCCACAGCATCAGCCCCTGGGCGACACAACCCTGCGCCGCCGTGTTGCGGTGATACGCCGAGGAATACTGCATCGACGTGCCGCCGATGTTCAGGCGTGCGATGCCGGATTGGCGTGAGGCGTCGGTGTTCGTGAACTGCACCGACCACGACACGAGGAACTTCGAGGACGCCGGGAGCACGACATCACCCGACGCGGCGGCGTGCCATCCGCCCTCGTCATGATTCTCAGTCGGGAACGTGATCTTGGACCACACGCCCGACGACTCCAACCACGGCCGTGTTGTGTTGATGTTCGACAGCGCCACCGACTGATTCGACGTGCGTTCCAGTTCGAGGAAGTTGCCGGTGCCGAGAGCGATGATCTGGATGCCTGCGCCATGATCCGCGCGCATGTCGAAGTCGCCTCGGCTGTCAGCGAATGACGAACCGTCGATGCGGGAACCGATCGCCTCGGTGCCTGCCGTGGCGTCAACGATGCCGACACCGAGCGACACCGCCTCCTCAGCACCACCCGCGTTCCGCACATATCTGTGCGTGGTTAGTCCGTGGATGTCCTGACTGGTGCCGTCGACGACAATCGAGTTCGTGCCCACCTCACGAGTCGTGCCGCTGGTGTCAACCTCACCGGTGCCATGAATGACGAGATACCGGCCGATCGTGTCGACCGTTACCTCGTTCGATCCCCACGTCCCGAACCCGCCCTCAGATGTGACGGCGGTGTCGAGACTGAAGTCGGCGACCGCCGTGTTCGACACATTCGTTCGCGCCGCCGACTGGCGGCGGATGAACTTTTGACCGGGAGTGATTGCCACAACGACCCTCCTCTCAGGTGGGAGGGTTCATGTCACATCGTGAAGATGCCGCTCGCGTTGACCGTGACGTTGATGTCGCCGCCGTTCGGTGTGACCGGCATCCCAGATCCGAAGGTGTCGAAGTTGATGATGAGGAGGCTGGTGGCGCTGACCCCAGAATCCTTGTAGAACACGACTTCCTCTGACTGGTCGCCGGTCACAGCGGACCAGGTGAAGTCGGCGCAGTCCACAGTCGCCGTGCCCGCCGCGATTGTCACTGCCATCGAGGTCATGTTCGCCGAAGTTGCGACGATACCGCCCGCAGTGAGGTTGGCGTGGTCAGCGTCGGTTGCCGTGTTCGTTGTGTGGTCTGCTGCGTCGAGCAGAATCATCTTGAAGTTGTCGGCCTCGAAATCGGTTGTGCCGTGACCAGGGCCACCAGCATCCCCAAGGAGTTCCTGCTTCCAGGCGTCATACGTTGCGTTAGCCATTCCCGCCTCCAAAAGCGTGGATAATGGCCGTCACCGCGGCTCGAAGATCTATCTATGTGTATCCGAGGTTACACGGAATCAGGGTTCTGACCGCGAGGGGTCGCCAATGGTACTTGCTCTCGGACGGTCACCCGAGCGATTGTCCCCTTCGGGGCAAGTCCCTGAGCGATCTTCTTCACCTCAGCGTGACGTTCATCAGTGACATCCCGATCCCCGAACGCGTCAAGCAGCGTTGTCTTCGGGACGAACATCTCTTGCCCCGGCCCTGGCGTACCGAACGTAATGGGCGGCGGCTCAGACACAGTGTTCTGCAACGTGAAATGCTGCCCAGCAGCAACATTAGACCGAGATTGCGCTTCTTGAATCCGAATCCACACAGTGTGCGAAACGAGAGCATCACCATTCGAGTCGACATTGATGTAATACGTCTTCGCTCTCCGATTCCGGTTCAGTTCCCCACGGTGATCTTTACCAACCGTCGTCGGGTCGTGATGCAACGCGATCGTTTCCGAACGAATAGTCGGATGATTAATCCGAACCCCTTCAGCCATTACCAGCCCTGCCCCCGGCTCAGAACAGCATTGTCAGCCGCCACATGAGCCGCTATCGCCGATGTGGACGTATTGATCGTACAAAGAATCTGCAAAAAATTTACCGGACCCTGAGTTGACGTATGAACAGTCGGCGACCCGGTACGGCCCGTCGCCGCGGCGACAAGAGACACGAAGTCGGTGCCGTTAACCGATCCCTTCACCTCATAATTCACCTTGGTGGAATCGGCTGTCCACTGCACACCGACTGTGGTGACACCAGGCGAACAGTTGACCTCGGGACCGGTGCCCGTAGATGTGGATGCTTTGTAGATGAGCATTGAGCGCTCCTTGACGAGATGCCTTTAAGGTACAACAGAATCGCTGTTATCCCTTGAACCCCTCGAACTTCCACGTTTCCCTACCCGTGAACTTTCCGTCCTTGTCCAGCTCTCGTTCCATCTCGAACGACGCATCCGTCAACTGCATGAACGTATGATCGTCATACCCATCAGCATGAATCTTGATAGTCGCCTCGACGGACACATTGTCAGCCTGCGTCGGTGTCTTCGCCATCATCGCCTCCTGTGCTTCGTGTGGACCCCACTGCCGGTTGGGTCCAGATCCCGTGGAAATACTGCAACTCGGCGATCGCCCCAGTGAACTGATTGAGCATCCCGTCGATCTGTTGCAACTCGGCGACCATCGCGTTCTTTTTGTTAGTCATCTCGTTGATGCGGTTCTGATGCTCGTCCATACGGAACTTCATTTTTTCCCGCATATCAGAATCGTCAGACATCCCGTACATCGACGCCGATTTCAACAGATCCGAACCATCGGCGATAACGACTTCGTAGCCGAGTCCCTTCGCTATCCCGATGAAGTATTCGCATGACGGGCGTTGAGCCGCGTATTCAGATGTCGCGGCCATGTCGACACCCCAAATACCGATCGTCGGGCGCATTCGCTCGTCCCATTCTTCGACGGCACCGTCAGCATCGGCTTTCCCCCTGCCCTCTTTCCATTCCACCAGCGCCGATTCCAGGGTCGCCATCGCGAAAGCGACCATCCACGACACCGTATTCGTGAAGTATTTCGTCCCGTATTTGACAGTCAGATCGGAAGCCGGGAACCGGACGTTCGTTGGGTAGCCCTGCCACTCGTCAAACGTGTAGTACGGAACCTTGCAATACTCTTTAGCCCACTCGGTATGGACTTGGTCCTTTTCCGAGTCGGCACGAGGATGCAAGTTGAACCATGCCCCGGCGCGATCCGTCCATTCCTCACCGATGACGGTATGGAGATTGTTCATCCCCCAAATCGTCCAAGTATCTTCCATCCACGGGGCTGACCGTCGATGTTCAGTGAAACCGACAATCGCGATCTTGCGTGGTTCAATCTTCTTCTTTGCCATCCATGACAGGCTAGAAGACAGGTGTAACGACCCGCGTAAAGGCACCCCCCTGGGAGGTGGGAGGTGCCTTTACGTTTGTTGTTGTGGTCAGAGGTTCGTTGCCGCTGCGACCGTCACACCAGTGGGCAGTGCTGCGCCGAGCACCCAAGCCACCGAAGACAGTCCGACAAGTGACACAACAGACCCATCTAGCGACGCAGCGGTCGAGAAGGTCAACTGGTTACCGGTCGTCTCACCGATGATCGTCGCAGACGAATTGGTCTGGATAAACGCCGGAAGAGTCGACGTGCCAGGACCGTGCATCACGATCCGCTTCTCGACACCCTTCACCGGTTCAGCCAACGTCCAGGTGTGACCTGCGCCAGTACCAGTCGACTCGATCACGGTTGTGCCGTGGCGAAGAATGGTTGTGGATTGCAGAGCGGACGTGGACGACGCTGCTGCGTCGATCGTCTGCACATGGTCGCGGACACCAAACCTGTTGAATTGAAGTCGTTGTTTCTTTTCAGATGCCATGAAGTTTACTCCTGTGAGCGAGAAGCCGGTCGACCTGTTCGTCCTTCGACCCTCGCTGGACAAGCCCGTGTGACTTGAGCAAAGCGCGACGTTCAGCAATCGTCAGCGCTCTACAAGTCAAGTCAGACCACTCGCCCATCGGGAGGCCATCGTCGTCCGCGTCGGCGGGCCGGTCCTCTGTTTGGATTTGGGGTGGAGCCTGCATGTCGCGGTGCCGTACCCCTGACGTATCAGTCAAGGTTACGAACACACCGCGACGTGCATTCTCCAACATCTTCCCTCGGCCTGGAGGGAGATCAAACTCGGCGAGATCGAGAATGTCACCGGCTTCAATCTTCATCCCAGCGAACGTAAACGGTCGCTTGGCCTGGAAGTATTCATGCGATTCGGCAATCACGGCTGCTCTCATCGTCATTACCTATCAGGCTGCGGCCACGAAACCGGACATGAACAAGCCAAGTCCTGCCCCGATGACACGCTGGTCCCAGTTGGCATTGATTTCGATGCGCTCAGACTCAACGTCCTCATCGCGCCACCGCTTGATCCGACGACCTTCCGACGAGCCGATGTACCGGTTCCACACGAAGGTGGCACCAGAAGTCTGCTGCATTGGGCCGGGGTTCGGGTTGACGTAGCAGAGCAACGCATGGTTGCCTGCCAGACGGCTAATCGAAGCCGTCTCGCCTTCCTGGGCAGTGTTCCTGATTGCTGAAGCGACATGGATGCGGTCCAACCCGAGCACACCAGCGATGTTCTGCATCGTCACGATGGCGGGGCTACCAGAGGAAGCACCTCCACTGATCCGTGCGACAAGATCGGGGTGATTGCGGAGAGCGTTCGCCCCGCGCCGGTTGACCACAAGGTCCATCGGGAGAAGACCAGTGAGATCTTCGACCGCTTCCTGGTAGTCGCTGACGAATCCAATCGGGTCAGACGTGTCGTCACCGATCTCAGTGAAGTCGGTGCCGCCCGTCTTGTCCGTGGTCCAGATGCCGGTGCCGAAGAAGTTGGAAATCCATTCTTCCTCACGCTTCAGCATCTCCATCTGCGTGAGATACGCCGTGGCGTTCTCGTAGGGCGAGTACACGCTGTCGGCGTTGGCGACGGTCTTGTCGTCAACGTCGATGTGCAAAGACCAGTCTTCCGTGTGATACGGAGACTTGCTGGTCGTGTAGCTCGACCCGGCAGAAGCAGCAGCCACGCCACGACGCTGCATGGCTGAGCGAAGGAAATCCGCTGCCGTGAACGTCGCGTACTTGTCTGTCTGGTTGTTGACCGAGATTCGGGGGAACACCTTGTCAGCGACAAAGCTATTTGGTTCCTGCAACGTCGCGACGGAGAACTGCGTGAGCAGAGCGTCCTCGTGAACATCACTGGGGGTGGGCGTAGGCATGACCTACTCCTTTCTTGATCGCAAGGATCAGGTCGTGCCGATCGGCGCAAGGTGGACAGAGATGATTCGTCCGGTCGAGCCAGACGAACCCCCGACACAAGTGCCGATCCGATAGTCGCTACCGGCGAGAGCCGTGGCGTAACCAGCGGTGGACACCGAGACTGCGTCGCCAGCCGAAAGGGTCGAAGCGTCGGTCTTCATCTTCGCCACCATGCCATCGACATAGATCGTCGCCACCGGGGTGTACCCCGAAGCGGTCGAAGAAGTGATCGTACGAACGACCCCGGCAATGGCAGCGCCATCAGTCGGGGTAGTCAATCCACCAGTCGAAGACCAACCACATGCTTCGTACTGGTTGAGGGCAGTCGACGCCACGTATGACGGAGCAGCCATGCCCTGGAGGTTTTCAGTAGCCATGACAGCCCTTCACTTTCCGGCACGGTCAAGCCGCGCCTTTTCGATGTCAGAGACAAGGTTTGGGTTGGCCTGACGGACAGCCGTCAGAGCGTCTTTATACGAGACGCCATGCTCAACCTGATGCGCCCGAGCGAGAGTCACGATCTGATCGACGTTGCCGCCGTCATACTGAACTCCGGTCTGGCCTGATGGCTGTGACAACTGCTCCATCGCTTTCTCAGACTGAGCCTGAGCCGCTTTATGGACGCGGAGCACTGTCTTGTACTCGTCGCTGTCTTCACCGACTGACTTGGCGAGAGTCTTGAAGACAACACCAACCTCGTCGGCCTCATCGCCCGTGTGACCGAGCGACTTAGCGATGTCGCGGAACTTGACCGTGTTGGCCTCGTCCCTCATCTTCGCGATTTCTGCTTTCGCCTCAGCAGCGTCTTCCAACGCCTTGCGAACTGGCTCAGGCAGATCATCAGACTTGGCAAGTTCAGCCGGGTCGTCAATGGTCTGTTCCTCGTCAGCCGTGGCTTCCTTGAGCGCTTCGATCTCGGCAGTGACCTCTTCGGCCTTCGCCACCGCGTCGTCGCGCTCCTTCTCGACCTCGGCGAAAAGAGCAAGCGTCTCCTCGTCGAAATCATCCCTGGTGATCGGCACGGTGGCCTCTCCTTCCTCGGAAGCGGGAGCTTCCAATAGATCTTTCTTCTCGCCCGTTGTAGCGGCGCTCTTGTAGAGAAGCACTTTGGAGCCAGGGTTCGATCCCTTGCCCACACGGTCAATGCGTGTCAAGTCCAAATCAATCAGACGTTTGCTCATGCGTACCTCGCCGTCCCCTCAATCGAGAACTCGGTCTTGTCTTTCTTCGTGCGACCCCACGCCTCTTCATCGGCGATGTGGAACCCGACCCACCAGCCCCGAGGCATGTGGTCGGCGAGCGCCTTCGCTAGTTCCTCGTTGACGGTCACCCCGTCGAACGGGTCGATCGCCAACGCAGCGAGTTTCTCGTCGGTGAACATGACCGACTCGACGAGCACACCGTCAACCGGCCCGCCGTCATGGTCCTCACCTGACACGCGGGACTTGAGCACGAACCCGTAGGCAGCGTGCTCCAAATCATCAGCGGCGATCTGTTCGCCGTGCGAGTCCTCAACGGTGTGACCGTCAGGCGCGACAGCGATGTTCGCCCACCCGAACAACATCTGTTGCTCGTCGTCGGCTTTCTCGATCGTGAAGCTGCC